CCACCAGATTCTTGGCATGCAGGGGCAGGGTACGGTGCAGCCTCAGCTATGCACCAAATTGTTTTCCATAGGGAAGGCGGTGAAGCATTACGACATATATATCAACTCAGAAGCAGCCGCAAGGTCGCTGATTTAACCCTATAGGTATGACAATGGAAGACCGACTAAGCCGCGTAGAAGCAAAAATTGACAGCTTGCAGGAGGCTATCATTTCATTAGCCCGTGTCGAGGAACGTCTGGTAACGGTGTTTAATCGCCAATCTTCCATTGAATCTAAAGTAATGGGTTTAGACGACAAAGTTGATAGACTGTCAGAAAGCGTGGTCGGTACACGCCAGACCGAGAGAATCGTTTGGCTGGTTATCGCTGCTGCTATAGGCGCTGCATTTAGATACTTGGGGTAATTATGGACGCTATACCGTTTCCTGATACACGCGCCGACCGCTTGGCTGAAAATGCCATGGCAGAACTAGGTGAATGGGTTGAAAACCAAATCGACCTCGGCGTTAGCCCTATAGTCCTAATCGGGCTGATAGAAACCTACAAGTCATCGCTTTGCTACAATCTGTTAGAGGACGAAGATGATGATTAAGCGCGCAAAGGCGGCCTATACGCTGCTCAAGAAGGGGAAGGTAGTTGCAGACCCAGCCAAGTGGAAAAGCCGTCAGATCACCGCTACGGCGCTCACAGGGGCATTGTGGGCAGGTATACAGGCTGCGGAGGCGTTTGGGTATGCAATTCCTGTCGATGAACAGACTGTGGACTCTGTGGCTGTTGGTGTCCTTGCTCTCGTTAACTGGCTGCTCACACTATCAACATCTGAGAAAGTCGGGTTGCAATCTGGGCGTTAAGCCTGTGATGGTCAATCCGCACTGGGTGCATGCAGTACCAAATATCTATGGCGTTGAGGCCATCTTACTAACTATGGAGTGTGCGATATGAATATTTTTACTTACCTAAGCTGGGTAAAGAAACTTTGGACAATGGTTGTTGATATTGTCAAATTGATCGAGGAGACGATTCCCGATGACGGTGCAGGTAAAGAAAAACTGGCTGCTTTTGACATTATGCTTAAAGCGGCTATTGAAAAGGCTGACGATATTGATGAATCTTTCGATAAGTTACAGCCTGTTGCTCATGATATTGTTTCTGCTGTGGTTACTTTGTTTAATGCCACAGGGTTATTTAGAAGGGGCGAATGATGAGTCAGTGGGATAATCCATCGCCAACTTCTAACTTCCTGTTTGATATTGCTCGCGGGAACATGGTCGGCGCGTCTGCTGTTAATATTTTCGGATTTAACACTGTAGTCGGTACGACTTACGAAACGCTGTGGAACGCAGGTGGTGAATATGTATTCCCTGACGAAGCCAAAGCAATGACCATTGTTAGCAGTGCCTCAGATACTATGCAGGTGCTTATCAACGGGCTAGACGCTGACTATAGAGAACTCGTGCAAGTCGTTACTTTAACTGGTACAACGCCTGTAGCGATTCCTAAAAGCATATTCCGCATTAACAGCGCGGTGATTCTGTCTGGGTCTAACGCTGGCAACATCACTATTGCCAGTGGCGGCGTTACTTACGGGTATATCGGAATAGGGCTTGGTGTGACTCAAAGCTGCGTTTACACAGTACCCGAAGGATATAAGCTGTATCTATTCCGCATTGACGTTAATTCAGCGACAACGAATGGTAACAAATATGTTACTTTCAGAAATGTCGTGACTAGCAATACGGGTAGAAAACTGCGAGTAGCGGAAGCAACATTCGCCACTTCACAAGTTAGCTATGACCGCCAAGTGCCTTTTATGATTGATGAGAAAACTGACTTTATGTTTGAGGCTAAATCTAGCTCAAGCGATAACGAAGTCGCTATTTTCGTTGAGGCAGTTTTATACAAGAATCCAAGAGTATATGAGTAAGCTCACACAGATGATTCGTAGGCATGAAGGCGTGAAGCAGTTCGCCTACGAAGATTCCCTTGGGTATTTAACCATCGGTGCAGGTCGTTCTATCGACTCTCGCATAGGCTTGGGGCTTTCTGATGCGGAGATTGAGTATTTGCTAAAGAATGACATTGATCGAGTGCGTGAAGAATTGAAGTCTAACTTCCCGTGGTTTCACAATCTCAACAAAGCCAGAAAGGACGCGATCATTTCTATCTGCTTTAATCTTGGCCTTCCCAAATTTATGAAGTTCGAAAAAGCACTAGCGGCTATGGCTGAGGAAGATTACATAACCGCCAGCAATGAATTTCTAGACTCTCGCTGGGCTTTGCAAGTCGGTGCTCGCGCGATGGAACTCGCAGAAATGATTGAGACTGGCGAATATTCTTAGTTTTTGTAGAAAATGTGCCTACCTATTTTTCTGCGAGTTTCCAGACCATCTACCCAGTATGGCTGAACATCATCTCGGTGATAGTAAGTCGCGCCACCTGTAACATCGTATAGCCTTTCAGCATTGACAGCGATAGACAACGCCAGTGTGTAGGCTTGTTCGTCATCTATCCGCTCAGGCTTTCCATCACACCAGTAAGAAAAGTGACATTGGTTTCTCAGCGGATGCCCTGCCCAGTACCTGCCCTGCTTTACTACATCACAGGGAGTGTCGGGAAAATACGGGCTATGCGTTCGGTTGATTATCGTATTAGCCACGGCTACCTGCCCTTCTAACGGCTCTGAACGCGCTTCAAAGTAGATAGCCATAGCAATACACGCGACTGAGCTAATCATGCTTAGGAAGAATGCGGTCAATTTTATCCGCTTCCATTTCTGCGTCTATCAGTAGGTCAATATAATGCTTGGCCTTTCTTAAATCTTCTATGCCGTTTTTAGAGCGCCACCTTGAAAGATACTTAATGACGTTCGCCTCGCAATACGGCAGTTTATTTTTCATTATGTATTCGATGGGCTGTATTTCCATCTTGCTATAATGGTCGCCGCCAATCTGCATGTCTGTAGCCTTCATTTGTCGTTCTCCTTTATAAAAATGCCTTTGTCGTTCATATAGCCTTTGCGGTCTTTTATATCGTTGTAGGCGTGCGCTAGGCACTGCTCAAGCGTTGTGCCGTGCATTAGAGCTAGGTTATTCAGTACAACGAGGCAGTCGCCTATATCATCGTAAACATCCCTGCCCTTGGCTATATTGTCTGCCAGTTCACCGATTTCAGAAACCAACTTCAAGCACTGGGTTTCTCTGTTGCCGTTTTGGATTATCTGCCTATCAATGCTCCATTGGCTGCATTTGTCTATCAATTCATTCACTACTTGCTCTCCATGAATTTAACAAACTGTTCACTAACCTCAGGGTGAGCCGTGAAAAAATCCGCTATATCGTTATTGGTTTTTATAAATGTAGCAACTGCGCGTAATACGTCACCCTCTAAATCGTTAGCGCCAGTTAAAATCCACGCTTGCATTTCGTTTTGGCTCATTGGCTCAATTTCCATGTCGTTCTCCTTAGTGTTTAGTTCCGGTCATTAAGTTTTTTGTTTCCAAAAAGTCGTAGTAATTTTCACACGCTTCTTCGTTCACTTCTAAAAACTCGTCAAACATATTGAAGTGAACCATTAAGGTCAGGATGCCTATATAGTCCCTGCCCTCAAATTTACTTAACTCCTGCGCCCATTTCGTTAATTCTTGCCTAGTCATTAGTTCGTGAATTTCATCGTCAACCTGCGCGTACCTCATTAGCTTTCCCCGATTCTGTTTCTGTGATTTTTAATTTGCTCCATGAAATCTTTATACATTTCTTCATAGTCTTTTTTGTAAAACTTAACTGGATTGCGCTTGGTGGCGAGCATATTTTCCACGAAGTCTTTTCCGTAGTAGTCGTACATCCAAGTCGTGTATTCTTGCGCGGCAGTCCCTGACTTCATGCCGAAGATATTGCAGTATTTACATTGCGGGTGGACATTGCATATTTCTAGCGACCAGTAAGAAGAATTACCCTTAGGGATAAAGTGACCGCCGTCCATCCCGTCTTTGTAATGCTTGATAGTCTTACAGGACACGCACTGGACGTATCCATTGTTATCAGCTGCTGATAATCGTGCCAGCAACTGGATTGCTTCAAGGCATTTCTTTTTGTTCATCGAGCAAATCCCTAATATCGCCAATCATGAGTCGTAATTCATCTATGGTTTCTTCAAGCTGGTGTATTTGACGCAGCAATTCTACTGCCTCTTCGACTTCGTGATCGTCTAACTCAAGGTTAATCTTCATTTAATATCTCGGCATAGAATTTTAGGTATTGCTTGTAATAATCCACCTGCAATAATAGCAAATCATTGTAGGTCTGTTTGAGTTCTTCCCTTGAGAAGTTTTCTAACCCAGTGATTAGCTGCTTATCCGCTCGTTCGACTATCGGCTTGTATATTTCCAGTATCATCGTCTTGCCCTCGTGATGGGAATGGAACGCTAACGCCAAATTTCTCAGCCATGTTTCTATTCAAAACATCATAGACCTCAGAATATTGGAAAGTGTTAGCTTCGGTTGTCGAGCGTTTGCCTATGACGTATTCCTGTATAGGCTTCCATAGATGCTCCCTGACCAGGTCTTGAGTCCAAGGTATTTCTACCTCAGCCTTCAAAGTCCGCTTCATGTCTAAACCAGCATCATTCAACGCAGTAGCAAGCTCTCGACAATAAACCTGCAAAGCATTGTTCTGTGTGTTTGTGCGCTTTTTCCCGATGGTTAGGTTCACCGTCAGGTAATGCTTGAGTGTATACACCTCAGTTACGTGCTCAATGAATTCGTTTAGCGATTCTTTCGAGTTTATTGTCCATGGCTCGTTACTTTGCATAGTGGTCACCAAATCGCTTAGGCACTAAATCCTGTATGCCTTCAAACTCTTTTCCGTATTTTCCAAACTCAACCCGTTCTATTTCGCCGCCTTTGGCTAAAAAATTTTCCGTGTCGCGCTTAATCTTGGCGCGCTGCAAGTCTTTCTCTAAGGGTATAGTTTGCCTAACCATCTGTGCCGAGCCTCACGAATTCGTCAATGCTCATGCCGAAGATATAGGCCAGTTGCTGCACTTTGTGGATGTTGGCCGACTTTTGCTTGCGCGTGTAATACACGGCTTGGCGGGTCTCGCCCAGTAATTCGGCTAGTTTCGCCGTAGGAAGTCGCGCGATGTATTGCGCCTCCCGTAAACTTTTCCCAATATTGGCTTCTTGCATTTGTTTTATTCCTCAGGTCTAATGAATTCACAAGCCATCGCTTGTTCTCCTAGAAGTAAGTTTAGCCCCTGCAAGTTTGTTGTTTCTTGCAGGGGCTTTTTTTATCTAGAAAGGAATGTCGTCATCGAAGTCTTGCGACTGCTGTGGCTGCTGCTGTGGCTGCTGTCGCTGTCCTTCGGGCTTCGGGCTTAGGAATTGCATAGAATTACCCACAATCTCTGTGCTGTAACGCTTTTCCCCGTCCTTTTCCCAACTGTTAGTGACAATCTTGCCCTCAATGTAGAGTTTAGAACCTTTCCCTACATACTGCCCTGCAAGCTCAGCAAGGCGGTTATATAGCGTGATTCGGTGCCATTCCGTCTTTTCTTGCTTCTGACCTTGCTTGTCTGTCCACTTCTCAGTGGTCGCAAGTGGTAAAGTCACGATAGCTGTGCCGTTAGGCGTTGACTTAAACTCGGGCTCTTTTCCTACGTTTCCAATTAGCATTACTTTGTTAAGCATCTTATTCTCCTTGTTTCTTAAATCGTTCCACGCAGCTCTCAATTTCTTCTACTGCGCGTTTTAGGTGTCCATCAAGTAATTTGATGAACTCTTCATCCCGATGAACAACCACGTGCAGCTGCTCGCCGAAATCTGGGTGGAAGCTGTAGAAGTGCCAAACATCTCTGTCGGTCACGTACAGGCTTCCTTGGACTTGCTGAAAGTATTTACTGGGCAAAACACCATCGCGTAAATACGCAACGTGATTGTGGGCTAACGGACATTTTATCTCTAAGCCCATGTCTTCCAGTATCAATCCGTCTGGTGAGCACCCTACGTTCAAGTCATCGCGTAGGCAGAAACCAACTTCGTCCACCTCGTAATCTGACTCAAACATAAAATTGTCTCTTGCCAAACTTTCTAGCTCATTGCCTCGCGCCATGGCATCGCTCATAAAGAAGTCTTTACGCTCGCCTGTAATGCGCTCCGCTGCTAGTTCGTTGATATATGCGTCCGCCTGAGCAGACCATTTACCCGTTGTCGTTATTATCCGACTGAAGTTGCTTGCGCTTGGCACCCCCATTCGTGCCTGTAGCCACTCCTCCGTTCCCTGTTCGCACTCGATTATTTTCATGCTTGTCTCCGAATATTTTGTTCCAGTTTTCTTCGAACCGCTGCTGTGAAACCGTTAGCGGTCTTGGTTTGCTTCCTTTCCCCATGGTTACCCCACAATGTTGTTAGTTTTACCTGTAAGTCATAGCAAGAATCGCAAATCAGCTTGCTATGCTTTCTTCTACCGTTGCAGATTTCGCAGAACTTGGTGGCGCTCATTCTTCCCCCTCAAGTATCCGCATAATCTTTTGCAATCGCTGCTTAATGGCTTCATCGTGCTCGTTGGTGGTTGTTTTCATCCAATCAAGCTGCATCATAAGCGCGTATTTAGCCTTTCTGTGGCGGTCGCGCAGTTCTCTTATCACTTCTGCTTCGGTTTCCATTATTTGTCCTCGAAACAAGTGTAAGTAACAGCAAAGTCTAAGGAATCAACTTTTAACAATTGCTCAGTAAGCCATGCCTTGCCCTGCTTGTGGCATTCTTCAAGGCTGTCAGTTTCGCGAGTTGTTAGCGTATTGCCCTGAGAAAGCATAAGAGTGAGAGTTAGAATAAATTTCACTATTCGTCCTCCCAATCCATCGAATCAGCTAACCACTCTTCCCTGTCGATGCGTATATCTTCGGGGCTTTTATAATCTTCCTCAGACTCTGTTAGGTATCGGTCGAGGTCTACCATTACTGGGTCTTTACTCATCGCTGTCTGTCCTTATAGTAATTTTGTCTAATTGATTTACTGGGTTTTCCATCATCTGGTCGATTAGCTTTTGAGCCACCACAAAAGTATCAATATC